ATGAAGGAGGATCGGATGATGAGGTTAATCTTCTAGCGGTTTGTGCAAAATGTCACAGAAAACTTGATGCCAATGCTGGAAGAATTCTGAATAAACAAGAAGAGAATGAAATTAATTCGGTGAAGGGTAAGGGCCTAAAAATCTCTACGAAAACGCCCTTTCAAAACCGAAGCGGAAACTAAATTTTTTTCTGTACGGGATGGGGAATGCCAGGACCAGTGCCAAAAAACCCGATTATTCGACAGCGTAGAAACCGAATTTCAACCAGTTCTACGCTTGATGGCGTTATGGAAACACGCAAGAGGATGCCTTCGTTGTCGAGTATGGGAGGGAAGAAGGAATGGGATGCGAGAACCCTTGCATGGTGGAAGGACGTATGGCATTCGCCGATGGCGGAAGAGTTTGTAGACACTGATAAGCATGCGCTTTTTCGCCTGGCACTGTTGATCGATCAGTATTGGGTGCTGCAGAATAAAGAGTTGGCCGCAGAAATCAGGCTGGAACAGCAGGCGTTTGGTCTCACACCGATTGACCGGCGCCGACTTGGTTGGTCGGTGAAGAAGGAAAATGCAGTAAAGCGTGAAGCGAAGGCAAAAGTAGTTGTTGCACCACCACTTGACCCGGGAAACGACCCTCGGCATTTGCTGGCGTGGGTTGTGCCACAAGAAACGGAAAGCGATGACGGTTCTAACGATACCGAAGGATGACAATACTCTTTGGCCAACATTAGGGCCTCAGGTATGTGACTTCATCGAGACGTACCTGGTGTTTGGACCGGGTGACCTGCGAGGGGAACCTGCACGCCTGGACGATGAAAAGCGTGCGTTGATCTACAGAATGTACGAGGTCTTCCCAAAAAATAATTCTCTCGCCGGGAGGCGGAGATTCAAGCGGTGCGCTTTATCTTTGCGGAAGGGTACGGCTAAAACGGAATTGGCCGCATGGCTGGCAGCGGTAGAGCTGCACCCTGATGGGCCTGTGCGGTGTGATGGTTTTGATGCGTATGGCCAACCGGTGGGAGTTGGAGTAACTGATCCATATATTCCGCTGGTGGCGTACACAGAGGAGCAATCAGATGAGCTGGCGTATGGCGCGTTGCGCGTGATTTTGCAGTACAGCCCGCTGGCGGATGATTTCGATATTGGTATCGAGCGGATCATGAGGGTTGGCGGGGATGGGAAAGCGGTTTCTTTGGCATCTTCACCAAGTGCTCGTGATGGCGCTCGAACGACATTTCAGGTATTCGATGAGACGCATCGTATGACCTCACCGTCTTTGCGGGCAGCTCACCGGACAATGATGGCAAACATACCCAAAAGGTTCAAGGCAGATGCGTGGAGTCTTGAGATCACGACTGCACCGGCACCCGGCGAGGGTTCTGTGGCGGAAAGCACGATGAATTACGCCAGGCAGGTTGAAGGTGGACAGATCGAAGATTCAAAACTGTTCTTCTTCCACCGGCAAGCATCAGAAGACCATGACCTGAATACACCGGAAGGGTTACGTGCGGCTGTGATCGAGGCGAGCGGACCCACCGCTACATGGAGTGATATCGATGGGATTGTGGCGCAGTGGGATGACCCAACAACGGATCGAACATACCTGGAAAGGGTATGGCTGAACCGGTTGGTACGAGCCAGTGAAAGGGCTTTTGACCTGGAGAAGTGGAACACATTGGCCAAACCGGGATATTCGGTGGCGAAAGGCGCAATGATCACTTTGGGGTTCGATGGCGCACGATGGCGCGATGCGACTGCCCTTGTAGGTACGGAGGTCAGCACAGGTTTTCAGTTTCTGGTTGGGTTGTGGGAGCGACCCATGAACCTGCCAGAATGGGAAGTACCTGTGAATGAGGTGAATGCGAAGGTTGATTACGCATTCAATTACTGGAATGTCTGGCGTTTCTATGCTGATCCGCCCTATTGGGAAACCATTGTAGCTGAGTGGGCTGGCAAGTACGGTGAAGAAGTAGTGTTTGAATGGTGGACAAACCGAATCAAGCAGATGGCTTATGCCGTAAGGTCTTTCAATAATGCCATTCAATCGGGGGAGCTTTCGCACGATGGAAATGAGCATTACGCACGCCATATTGGGAATGCATGCAGGCATTTGCTTACTTTGCACGATGATCAAGGGGTGCAGTTGTGGACAATCTACAAGGAACAGTCAGAAAGCCCTCATAAAATCGATGGTGCGATGGCTGGTATTTTGAGCTGGGAAGCCCGATGTGACGCTTTGACTGCTGGTGTCAACAAGAAGAAACGCAGTGTTTACGAAGACAGAGGTCTGATAACAGCATGAATGGTATGAAAAGAAAACACATGGTTATGGTAAACACGAAGAGCGGGAAGGCTTTTCGGGGTATTTGGTGGCAATGCAGCTTGTTCCAGGAGTACATCACGCTAAAAAATGCGGAATTAATCGAATCTGGTAGCAAGCCATTGCCTGTAGATGGTGAGTTGATCCTGTTCAAGCGAGATGTTGAATTCATTCAGGTGCTGCGATGACTACGATCGTGAGTGAGACAACGCTGGTGGATATGCCTGGAAACTGGTGGCCAAAGAGTAACAGCCACAGCATCAGTTTGTATGACAATTATTCGTACGATTATTCAACGCTGTATAAGGCACAGCCAAATGTAAGGGTTTGTGTCGATTTTCTGGCCAGAAATATCGCACAATTGGGGCTGCATGTCTACCGCAGGAAGGAAAACAATGATCGTGAGCGGCTGCGTGACCATGAGCTGGCTTTATTGCTCGACAGACCACTACCGGAAAAGTTCAAGGTAACCCAGTACCGGCTGCTTGAATCTTTGATGGGTGATCTGGGGGTATATCACAATGCATATATTCTAAAACTGCGACAAGACGGAAAAATTACCGGTTTATTACGAATTCCACCGGCATACATGACCGTGGAAGGATCTCTTTATCCATCAAAATACACGCTGAACCTGATCACAGGGCAGCAGGTTCTTGATGCTGAAGATGTAATGCATTTCTGGGCATATAACGCTGAAAATGCAGCGACCGGACTTTCTCCACTTGAAACACTTCGCCGTATTCTGGCGGAGGAACATGCAGCGGGGGATTATCGTGAGAACTTCTGGCAGAACTCAGCACGGATGTCTGGTTTGATCGAACGGCCAGCGACTGCACCGGAATGGTCAAATGAGGCACGGGCACGGTTCAAGGAGGAATTCGCTGAATTGTATACCGGTGGAGAGAATAGCGGTAAGACAGCTGTTCTTGAAGAAGGGATGCAGTGGAAGCAAATCTCTTTTAATCCACGAGAGTCGGAGTATTTGACAGGAAGGAAACTCACCCGGGAAGAGTGTGCGAGAGCGTTTCATATTCCTCCCCCGCTGGTGGGGATCCTGGATCATGCAACTTTCTCGAATATCACAGAACAGCACAAGATGCTTTACACGGATGTTTTAGGTCCGTGGTGTGAGAGCATCGAGCAGGATTTTCAACTGCAATTGCTCTCTGATTTTGATGATCGAGATGGGATTTACCTCGAATTTAATATTCAGGAGAAATTACAAGGCGATTTCGAGTCTCAAACAAAGAGCTTACAAAGCGCCATTGGACGGGCATGGATGACACCGAACGAGGGACGTGCCAGGATGAACTTGCCCTGGCACGAAGGTGGTGACGAGCTGACAGTACCACTCAATGTTACGCTGGGCGGGCAGGCAAGCCCGAACGATGTTGATCCAACCAAGGGATCTCATCTTCCCATTCCACAAAGGAAGGGACATGAAGGAAGGAAAGCAGATGAGGATCAGGATGAAGAAGAGCCAGTAGTAGTGGTGCGAACGCATGATCCCAAATTGCGGTCGCAGTTTGAAACGAAATGGCAGGAATTACTGATCAGTACTTTCGAAAGGCAGAAAACAACCGTATTAGCCAGGTTGGGAGCGCAAAAAGCCAGGGTTAAGTCGGATGATATCAACGCAATCTGGAATTATGACCGGTGGAATGAGGAGTTGACAAAGGATTTCACAACGTTGAGCTGGGAAACTGTGAAGGCATGGGCTGAAAAGGTAGCGGCGATCCTTGATATCACTGTCAATTACGAAGTCATGAAGTATTACATCGAAAATAACGCAAGAATAGCGGCTGAATATCTGAATGATAGCACCGTTGATCAGTTGGAAGAGGCACTGAATGATGAAGATCCGATATCAGCCGTTGAAGAAATATTTCTTCTGGCGGCAGGTGTGCGTGCGATCGCATTTGCTGTTGGCAGGGTAACAGGATTATCGAATTTCGGTACCTACAGTGCTTCAAGACAGGGCGGAAAGACGAAAAAGACCTGGGTTGTTAAAAGCAAGAATCCACGAGACAGCCATAAGAGTATGAATGGCGAAACTGTTGGGATCCGTGAAAGGTTTTCCAATGGGTTGCGCTGGCCAGGGGATTACCGTGGCGGCGCTGAAGAGAATGCGAATTGCCAATGTGAATTGGAATACAGCTAAGAGGTGAAGCGATGGATAAAAAAGTATTTCGAGCACCAATCGAGTTAAAAGAAGATGGTCAAACCGGAGAGTTCACAGCGATCTTTTCAACTTTCAATGTTGTTGATCATGATGGGGATGTGACTTTACCAGGCGCATTTACTGATGGGCAGAAGGTACGAATCTCGTACTGGGGTCACCGCTGGCACGATCTTCCTGTTGGAAAGGGGGTGATCCACTCTGATGAAGAAAAAGTCTGGGTAGAAGGACAATTCTTTATCGACACTGAAGCGGGCATGGAAACCTATAAGACGGTAAAGAACCTGGGTGAGCTGCAGGAATGGAGTTACGGGTTCGACATCGACGAATGTCGATTCGGGAAATTTGAAGATAGAGATGTGCGGTTCCTGGTGAAATTGACTGTATTCGAAGTTTCTCCAGTGATGCTGGGTGCCGGAATTGGCACTCAAACGGTGGCGATCAAGAGCACAAGCAAGGGAGAAGAAGACCCGGGTGAGGATGCTCATGATGAAAGTCCGGAAGATGGAACTGTCCCTGAGGCTGAAGACAGTAAGGGGAGCGGTTTGACACCGGAAGTGGTGAGTACATT